CATGATTTATCAACTCAATGCCCGCGATGAAATCATCGAGCAGTTCCTGGAGGACGTTCTCTAATGTTTACCAACCGTGTAAGACAGGCCATTGCGGCCACCCTGCAAGGCCTGCCGTTGTCCGCGACGGTGGATTCCTTCACGCCGCCCAAGGTCGAGTTCGAGATGGAGGCCATGACCGGTGGCCGCTTCATCGCCGAAGAAATGGCCAAGAGCGGCAAGCCCTTGACCGCCACGTTGGCGCTGCAAGGCGTTGGTCCGGAAATCATGCTGGCCCTGGGCGTGCGCCTCGGTGACGACATCCTGTTGAACGTGCGGGAAGCCGGCCAGGACCAGGACGGCAAGACCTACTTCACCTACCACACCGTCGGCGGCAAGCTCAAATCGTTGACCGAGACACCGTTGACGATGAACGCCAAACCCACCACTACGTTGGAGCTGTCCTGCCGCACCTACAACCGTCTGGAAAACGGTATCCCGGTGATCGACATCGACGTGCGCACCCAAAAGTTCGTACTCAACGGCGTCGACATACTCGGTGACGCCCGCCGCGCCGTGCTCATGCCTTAAAGACCCCGCGATCTGAGGTGGGCACGGTCAATGTGGGAGCTGGCTTGCCTGCGATACAGGCGACTCGGTTTACCCGCTACACCGCGGTGATGCCTTCGCGGGCAAGCCCGGCTCCCACATGGACCGCGCTCATCTTTTTATCTGCGTTTTCTTCAACCGTTGCTGACCAAGGAATTGCCCCATGGCCTGGATGCCACCGCTGCACCGCTTGCTCTCGCCGATCACCGCCGACACCGGCGCGATGATCGAGCAGGTCCAGCTCAAACCGCTGTACTACGCCGCGCAAAAAGACGCGCTGGCCCGGGCCGGTGATGACGAGGACGACCAGTTCTTCGAACTGGCGAAACTCGCCACCGGCCTGTCGGAAAAAGAACTCGATCAGCTCAAACGACCGGACTACGTGACCATCGCCCACTACGTACACGAGATGTCGACCCGCCCTGCGGCGTTCTTCCTCGGCGAAGCGGAAGAGTCCTCCTCCCTCGAACAGGTCAAGCTGCTGCTGCCCCTCGACGCAGCGGGTCGTACCCACACCGAACTGCCCCTGGAAATGCCCGCCCTGCGTGCTACCAAGGTGATGAAAAAACTCACCACCAACAAAGAGCGCGCCGAGTTCATCACTGCTCACTGCACCGGCCTGATGATCCCCGATCTCGCCCACCTGACCGTACCCGACTGGACGCAATTGCAGGAGCGCATCGACGATTTTTTAAATCAACCGGCGGCCTTCTTTCGCAACGCGACATCGACGTAATCCTCGATGTGGTGCCGCTGGTTTACTCGGTAACCGAAGCGGAGATCCTGGAATGGGATGCCGCAAAAGCATTGCGCCGCTACGACATCGCGATGACTCGCCTTGGCGTTAAACAGGAGTAAGCGGGATGCAAGACAAGTATTCGCTCGCCTACGCCATGGCCAAGGATGGCCAGGGTGTTTATGGCGACACAAGCGGTACAAAGCGTGCCGAAATCGTCAATCCGGGAGCTTTGCTGTCTGGCAGTCTCGGGGATGCGGCACTGTTATCTTCGATGAGTGTGGGGTTGAACCAGGCGGGCTCGCAGCTCAATCAGCTTTCTGTGTCCCTGGGAGGATTGCGCAACAGTGTGGACGCACTGAAAACCGCGATCTCGCGGCTTAACGGCGTGGGCATTAACGCGGTCAAAACCCTTGAGCCAATGGAGCAGAAGAGCGCCACCGAGTTTGAGTCGAGCACGTCGCAAGGCCTGCGCCTGGCCCGTGAAGCCCTGGCCGTTCGTGACATGCAGCGCCTTGACCCGGTCGCTGCCTTTCAACAATCAAATGCCAGCCTCACGTTTGACGCGACAGCCACCTCTGAAACATCCATCACAGCGTTGCGCAAGGCATCCAGAGACAGTGAGCAACGCCTGTCCAAGACGCTCGAACCCGCGCCTTTGCTTTTGGAAGAAACGTGGCTGAAAACCAAGACCGGTGTGCAGGACACCGCCAATAGCTGGGCCGGTGATTCACCCCTGGCTGCGCAAGCGGTCAAGACAACTGAGGCGGTGATATCGCCGATGGTTTCCGGCCTCCTTTCGGGCTTGGGAGAGACGATTAAAACCCGGGTAGCCGGCAACCTTGTCGACGTGACGCTTGGCAAGCTGCCCGGAGTGGGCAAGCTGTTCAGGGACGGTGGATACACCAAAGACAAGGACAAGGACAAAGCGTGCTGCTGTCCGGCGGCGGCTTCTGTAAGCGGTTTTGGTGTGTTTGACACGGTGACAGCACAGTTGCCGGAGAGCGTTGGAGAGACGGTTCGGGAAAGAGACAAGGCACGCACACGAGGGCAGCCGAAGAAACGGCGGCAGAAATTGCCAGAGCCCGGCCAGCCGGTTTCACGTGAATCCACGGCCAATGTCCGTCGCAAGCCCGTGGAACCCCAGGCACAACAGGCTGGCCCCCCGCTCAATGCCATGGGCCAGCCGCTCGTACCTCTGGACACTCAGCGGTTAGCTCAGTCCACCTCCACACTTCCTGGCCATTCGTTTGGCGCGTCTGCAACCCCTCCAGCCGCTCGGCTGGGTGGGCGTCGCGCAACCAAAGGGCTGGCGGAGGGGTTGTCGGGTGTCCTTGCAAAGCTTGAGTCAGCAGGTGCCCGTCGTCTTGGCCCAATGAGGTATGTCGACACCGCCCTGAGTGTGGCTGACGGCGTTCGCAACGGCGATGCCAAAGCCATCGGCGCCGGCCTTAGCACCGCAGGCGGGGCCTGGGCAGGTGCCTCTGCCGGTGCTGCGCTGGGCACACTGGTTTTCCCGGGTGTCGGCACGGCTGTGGGTGGCGCCATCGGTGGTTTGCTGGGCAGCGAAGTGGGCACCTGGTTCGGTGACAAACTGTTTGGCTCCGGTGATCGCCTGCCTGCGCCCGGCGCAGTCGGCAAGGACCTCAATGCGGCCCGAACGGACAACGTCCAGGTCAGCATCGCCCCCAGTATCCAGATCACCGGGGTCAACCCTGCTGACGCCCAGCAGGTCGTCAACCAGGTCATCCAGGCCCTGCAATTCCAATGTGTGCCGATGGTCACCGACGCGTTGGGAATCCGGCGCAACACCGCGATGACTGACCCTCCAGGAGGTGATTGATGCGACAGCAAATGGTACTCGGCGACTTTATTTTTGGGTTGTCCCGCGGGTTTGCCTACAGCGGGTTGGTGCGCAACAGCGATGGCGGCTGGAGTGACCTGACGATTATCGCGAGCAAATCCCAGTCACGGCAGAACGGTCAGAAACTGGAAAAGCTCACGTTCACGGGCACGGCGATGTACGCCCTGGGGATGCAGCGTCTGGATGAATTGCGCGCGCTGCAAAACGCCCGCGCACCCTTGCCGCTGGTGGATGGCATCGGCCGAAACTGGGGCCTATGGCGTATCAATTCGGTGGTCGAAACGCAGAGCAATGTGATCGATGACGGCACCGCCTTGGTCATGAGTTGGTCCTTGGAACTGGAGGAATTCGTCAATGCGTAGAGTACGAAGTATTGCCGGTGATTCGGTCAACCTGTTGCTCTATCGCGAGCTAGGGCGCTGCGATGACGTGGCCGAAGAAACCCTCTGGCGGGTCAACCCCGACCTGGCGGAATACGGCCCGGTGCTACCGGCCGGCGTTGGAGTGATCGTGCCCGAAATGGCCGCGCGGCCTGCAGCGCTGCGTCCCGTGTCGGCCTGGGATTAAGGAGGCAGCATGGCACAGGGATTCACTCCGATCGTGGAGTTTTACGGCGCCAATGCGGCGTTGCTCAATCAGCGCCTGATGCACTGGAGTCATACCGACACCACGGGCATAAAGACCGATCGCCTGGAGCTGACCCTCAATATCGAGGGGCTTGAAGGGCTGCCCAGCCTGAACGGAAAGATCGGCTTGCGTGTGGGTTATAAAGAGTCCGGCCTGGTGGAAAAGGGCCAGTTTGTGGTCACTCAGCGAACCCCGGTGCTGTTTCCCATGCGCCTGATGATCGTCGCCACGGCGGCGCCCTTCAGCGCGGCGGATACGACGGGCTACCGCCAACGCCGATCGGCCAGTTACGGGCCGACTACGCTGGGTGCGCTGTTTCGCCAACTGGTCAGTCGCCACGGTTATTCCCCGCGTGTGGCACCGACGCTGGACGGTATTGCGATTGCGCATATCGACCAGTCCAACGAAAGCGACATGGCGTTCATCACCCGTCTCGCCGAGCGCTACAGCGCAGTGACCAAACCGATCAACGAACTGTATGTGCTGGCTGAAGCCGGGCGGGTCAACTCGCTTTCGGGGCAACTGCTGCCGGACGTGACCTTGTCCGTGACCCAGGACAACCGCCCCGGTGATCAATCGTTCATCACCGCCAAATTCGACGAAAAATCCCGCGCGAAATACGAGGGTTGCCGCGTGACGTGGTGGGATGCTGCTGCGTGCAAACAGCGCGTGGTTCAGGTCGGTAACACTCCCTTCAAGACCCTGCGTCAACGCTGCCAGAACGAAGATGAAGCGCGTGCTGTGGCCGAAGGCGAGTTGCGGCGGGTAGGGCGTGAAGACTTGACGTTGCAGATTGACTGCCCCGGCAATCCGTTACTGGCTGCCGAGGGATTGCTTCTGCTGGATGAAACCTGGCCCTCCTACATGCAAGGGCGATGGTCGATCAAACAGGTGGTTCATACCGGTGACCCGGCGACGGGGTATCGCAGCTCGATCACAGCGTGTGGGTTGTCGGAGTAGAGGTTTTCAAAGGTAGATCTATGGTGATTTCGCTTCCTCAACTGCTTCAAGTGATGCCTGGGGCCCGCCCGCGAGCGGGCATTTTTTTAACGGCTTTAAATGACGCTATGAATCGGTGTGACATCAACCGCGCAAAACGCATCGCCGCTTTTCTCGCCCAAATCGGCCACGAATCCGGCGAGTTGCGCTATGTGCGCGAGCTGGGCAGTGATCAATACCTGAGCAAGTACGACACCGGCACCTTGGCCATACGCCTGGGCAATACCCCGCAAGCGGATGGCGATGGCCAGAAGTACCGGGGCAGGGGGCTGATACAGATTACCGGCCGTCGTAACTACCTGGCGTGCAGCCAGGCTCTGTTCGGTGATGATCGCCTGCTGCTTCAGCCCGAGCTGCTGGAGCAACCGCAATGGGCTGCTGAGTCTGCGGCCTGGTTCTGGCAAAGCAATGGCCTGAATGAACTGGCCGACAAGGACCAGTTCACCACGATCACGCGGCGGATCAATGGCGGGCTCAATGGCTTGGAGGATCGCCTGCAACGGTGGACGCGGGCGAAGGCGGTGCTATGCGTTTCCTAGTCGGTTGTCGCGTGGTCGGCGTTTGCCTGCTAATGGCCGTTGTGTGGCAAGTCCAGGCCTGGCGTTATGGCGCGCAGCTTGAGCAGCAAGCGGCTGCGCAGGTGCAGGCGCTTAATCAGCAATCTGCGTCTGCCCTGCATCAGCAACAGGTACAGCAGGAACAACGGCTGGCGCTGGAGCAACAGCTCAGTGCCAGCGACCAACAACATACCCAGGAATTGAGCGATGCCCAACGTCATCAGGCGGCTCTGCGTGACCGCCTGGCCACTGCTGATGTGCGGTTGTCAGTCCTTCTCGACGCCACCACTCCCAGCGGTTGCGCAGTGCCAGCCGCCACCTCAGCCGGCGGCGTGGTTCATGCAGCCCCGCGAGCCCAACTTGACCCGGCGCATGCTCAACGAGTTATCGCCATCACCGACGACGGCGACAGTGCGCTGATCGCCCTGCGTGCGTGCCAGGCGTATGTGCAGGCCGTCGCGCATTAGCGTCTTGATGCACTCTGTAACTTGCATGGCCAATGGGCTCCTGTAGGGTAGTCGAACCCCCGCCCATTCCTGGAGACGACCGTGAAGGAAATCACTCAACTGGCCGCTGAACTGGGTCGCCGCTTGCAGGTGCTCAATGCCCATGTCACCACTGCCGAGTCTTGTACCGGTGGCGGTATTGCCGAAGCCATCACGCGGATTCCAGGGAGTTCGGCGTGGTTCGAGGCGGGCTATGTCACTTATTCCAATCGTCAGAAGACCCGACAATTGAATGTGCCGGAAACGTTGTTTCCAAAAGTGGGCGCCGTCAGCCAGGAAGTGGTGGAAGCGATGGTCCGTGGCGCCCAGGAAAAAAGCCTGGCGCGCTTTGCCGTGGCAGTCAGCGGTGTGGCGGGGCCGGACGGCGGTTCGCCGGACAAGCCAGTGGGCACCGTATGGCTGGCTTTTGGCGTGGGTGATGAGGTGACGGCTGAGCTTGAGCACTTCACCGGCAACCGCGACGAGGTCCGCCGACAAACGGTAAAGGCCGCCCTAGAGGGCTTGTTGCGACGAGCTGCAGCAGAAATCGAAAATCAGGGGTAGGCGATCCCGGATCTTTGTGGAACAATACTGTCTACTTATACAGGTGTTGGCCGACCAGGCCTTATTGATTACGTGAGGACTTTAATGGACGACAACAAGAAGAAAGCCTTGGCTGCGGCCCTGGGTCAGATC